GAAGGCATACCAGTATTTGTAAACGAAAATCAGGCTAATAAAATGGCTGATAATATTGGATGTGCAGGTAGCCATAAACATGAAGTAGGTGGAACTACCTATTATATGCCTTGTCAGACTCATGAAGTCGCTACTGATAAACTGCTAAAAAAAAAGGAGGAAGCACAACCTCTAGAATTCCATTCAGAAAAACACTTTGATAATTTTACAGAGGAAGAAAAAGCGCAATTACTTAAGTCGTTAAAATCCGTTGGTAAAACACAAGAATCATTAAGTGATACAACGTGGGTAGAAATTACTGAAGATGAATTTAATAACGACTTATACGCCAAATTCGCTGTAACTCGTGCCGATTCTAATCCAGACGATGGTTCATTACAAGATACTTCACAATTTAAAGTATTATACAAATATAATGGCCCTAGAGATAGTAAAAATAGAACATTCTGTAGACAAGTATTAAACCTTGATTTATTATACAGATTAGAAGATATAAATAAAATGTCATTATTTGGTGCTAATCAAGAATTCAGTACATATGATATCTTCACTTATAAGGGTTCATATAATTGTCGTCACGCATGGCAACAGAAATTCTTTAAACGAGAAGATACAAATAATGAACGAGCAACGAAAAATCCTATATTAGAGGAAATACTAGGTGGACCTAGGGCGCAACAAGCAACTCAAGTATCTCCACAAGCTAGAACTACAACACAAGTAGCAGAAGGAGTACCTGAAGGACAATTTCAATTTAAAGCATTAAAGGAAAAATACGAATTAGCTGGTCCACTTATGGTTGCAGATAAATTAATTCCTAGATTTGATGAAGAAGGTAATAAATACTTTGTATTCTTCGATGCCGAAGGTATTAAGAAATTATCATATAAATTAATGCAAAATAAATTAATCGATTCAGTTAATATTGAACACGACCCAGATAAAGCTATTAGTGATTTAACATTAGTAGAATCGTGGTTAGTAACAGATCCAGAAAACGATAAATCTAACTCTTATGGGTATGAATTAACTAAAGGTAGTTGGTTTGGTATTTATAAAGTTAATAGTAAAGAAATTTGGGACAAGTATATTAAAACGGGGGCTGTTAAAGGCTTTAGTGTTGAAGGTATATTTGCAGATAAAACAATCATACAATCTAAAGAATACAATTATGCCACTTAGTAAACCAAAACCGAACGAAGATAAAGATACATTTTTAAGTAGATGTATTCAAGACACTACAATGCAAACGGAATTTCCAGATGGTAAACAACGATTCGTTGTATGTTTACAACAATGGGAAGACAAATAATAATATTTATTATCAAGATGAAAAAAATGATCAAATTTAACCTAATAACATTAATGGTAGGAATTACTACAATGAGTTTCATATGCTCATATTTTTTTGATATAGCTATGAACAACGCAGAACAATATATGGCTGTGATTATAGTAATATTTGCTGATGGGTTTTTTGGTATTTGGAGAGGAGTTAAAGCAGGAGATTTTCAAACAAAATTAGCATTAAAAGTCCCTAAAACACTTGCTTTTTGGGTAGCAATGTTAACAATAATTTTAATTATAGAAAAAGGAATAACAGGTATAGGATGGATTAGCGAAGCAGTATTAATACCATTTATTGTATTTCAATTAATAAGTGTATTAAAAAATGCATCTATGTTAGGTTTAATACCTAATAGCTTATTAACAACTATACTAGCTAAACTTGATAAACATAAGGGAATCTAAGGATTTATATTTATAGTTGAATCATATTTCCATTGTGATTATTTATTTTTTTATTGTAGAGTTCTTTCTCTAATATAGATTGGCTCCCGTTCTAGGGAGCCATTCTTAATCTAATTCGTTTTATTCTTATTGAATTTTGGTGCTACACCATATTTAGCGATATGTTCTTGTATATAATGTGTCTCACGTGATTGACGTATTTTAACGTCGTCTTCTGGCTCGAGTATATCATAAGACAAATCCTCTCTATTTAATAAACCTTTAGCTAATAATTCTGGTATAGGTGATTGCCAATGTTTCTTATTTATATGCTTACTAAAATGAGCAGTTACACGTGATCTAATTTTACTTGATTCACCAATATAAATGATTTCATCATTTTTATATATTGCATATACTCCAGCACCATCTATATTATGGTATTCTTGAATCCATTTTGCTTTACGCATTCTATAAGCAGGTACTTGCCAATACTTAATGTGTTCTACTTTTGATTGTTTCTTCTTACATGATTTACATTTGTATCCACCTGCATTAAACATTGATAAATAACAGTTTACACCTGGATTTAATTGAATTTCACAATCAGTACAATGCTTAGGAAACGCACCTTTTTCATTAATTTTTACACTCATAATTATATTTTTTTTATTGTTAATTAAAGGGGGATTTTACTCCCCCATTATTATTTATTATGCTGATACTTGACTCCATAAATGTTCATTAATACAAGTCATAACATCATTTTCTAATGAATGACACCTGTTAAATTGGTCTGTATGATCACCAAACTCAGGTTCAGCTGTTGGGTTAAGATATGTTGTGTGGTATATATCTAATATATCACCAATTCTTACCTTATAAGTAGCATGAGCATTAAACTCACCATCTGTCTTATACTCTTTTAATTTGATAAGTTTAAATGTAAATCCTTTTGAATAACCATCTTCTCTTCCCACTGTGTTGTAAATTTGTTTTTTCATTGTTTTATTATTTATTGTTATTAATTATTATACCGTCAATATACGAATAAATACGACAGAAGCCAACAGATTTGCAACATGTTTTGTCATTTGTATTAATTCCAAATAACAGATTTTAATAAGCAATTAAAGAAATATATGTATCGCTAAGTGTTCCACTAAAGGAACGCAATAACTTATCAATTAATTTTTTTACTATGACAAAAATTGAATTAAAAGAGCTGGTAAAACAACACTTTAATTTAGTAGAGGCTAACGTTCAAAAATTCGACAAGGCGGAACTAGAAGATGGATCGAAAGTATCTAACGAAGAAGCAGGCAAATTTGCTATTGGACAAACTCTATTTATAGAGGATGCTGATGGAAAAATGGTTAAAGCACCTAAGGGAGAACACGTATCATCATCTGGTATCCAATTTATTCTAGATAAAGATTCTAAAATCACAGGACTTAAATACCCAGATGCTAAAGGAGAAGGCGATGCCGATCTTGCAGTTGAAGATAAAGATGACGTAGTCATTGAAAAGAAAGGTGATAAAGCAGACGAAGGAGCATTTGATGCTCGTACTGACGCTGAAGAAGAAGGATATCTAGACGGAGAAAAAGACGAAAAAGCTGATATTGAAGGAGAGGGTCTATCTGAAATTAAATTAGAAGACGTTGTTGAACTAATCGGTGAAGTAGTTGAAGCAAAAGTTGAGGAGATGAAAGAAGAAATCAAAGTCAAAATGGCTGTAATCGAAGACGAAATGAAATCGATGAAGGACAAAATGACTGCTTTCTCATCAGAACCAGCAGCTGAAAAAACTATACCAAACGTTAAATTCGCAAAAGTGGATTCTAACACAAAAGCAGACAAACGATACAACAGAATGTTGGCGAAAATGTCTAAATCTAAATAACAAACACAAAATTAAACAATTACTATTATGGGATTAAATGTAGCCGCATTAGGCGATTTTAACAACGAAGTAGCAGGTAAGATTGTTCTTCAAACTGTATATAAAGGAAATACTGCAGAGTACGTTTCTATACAAGAAGGAATTAAATATCAAGAACCATTGAACAAAATTGCTGTAGACCCTTACTTTCAAGGTGGAGATGCAGTAACTAGTCCTTCTGGATCAGCAGTATTTTCTCAAAGAAATATTACCGTTACAAAAAGAACAGCTTACGATAGCTGGAATTTACAAACATTAACACAGAAATACTTAGGTATATCTGCATTACCAGAAGGTTCTTATGAAGAAACTTTCTCATTACTTAATGACTTAACTACTGAATTAGTAGCTAAAGCTCAACAAGATAATGATGGATTTATTTGGAACGCAGAAGCTGCTGTTGAATACGCAGGATCAACTGTAACACCAGAAGCTGATGGATTCAAATTCTTAATTTCAGGTTCAACTGCAGGTGTTGTAGTAGCAACAGGTACTAGCGCAACTGCTATTACAGGTTCAACTGCATACGAGCAATTAACAGGAATGATCGCTTCAGCTGATGCAAATATTGCAGATGCATCTGATTTAACATTCTTCTGTGGTATCTCAGTATTCCAAAGAATTGTAAACGGATTAACAACTCAAAACTTATTCCATTTTGACCCAACTTCAGTGAAGTCAAGAGGTGGTTTTTATGAAGTGCCTTTACCAGGATATCCTAACGTATCAATCGTAGGTGGATGGGGATTAAGAGGTTCAGAGAGAGTAATATTAGGACCAGCATCTGATATGTACGTAGGAACTGATTTAACTTCAGATACATCAAACTACCAATTGTGGTATGATATCAACACTGATACTATCAAATACAGACTTAGAAACAAATTAGGAACTCAAATTGGACACCCAGAATATTTCGTGTCTAACGATTTAGCCTAAGCTCAACCGAACATTAACAACAAAAACACTATAAATTATGGCATGTGATATTACATCAGGATTTCAACTAGGTTGTCGAGACAACATGGGCGGACTCCGTCAATTATACATTTTAAGCGGTTCAGTTGTTTCAGTTACAGGCGCAGAAAATGGTTTAATAACAAACATCAGTGGATCAGGTACGTTCTTTTTATTCGAACTTGCTAAAAACACAGGTGATTTTACAGAAACTATTAACAGTAGTATCGAGAATGGAACAGTTTATTACGAACAAGTAGTAAACGCACCATTCCAGAAATTACAATCGTCAACTCGTAATCAAGTTAAGGTATTGGCTCAAAACCCAGACCTTAAGATTATAGTTCAAACTAATAATGGAACCGAAGACGGCGGAGTAGGACAATTTTTCTACTTAGGCCAAGAAAACGGAATGACGTTATCAGGTGGAACTGGACAAACCGGGACAGCTTTTGGAGATCTTAATGGATACACTTTATCATTTATGGGAGACGAACCGTTTCCAGCGAGTGAAGTAAGTGGATCTGACTTAAGTGGTGTACTAACAGGCATAACAACGGCCAACTAGTATACAATTATTACCTAAATAAAGGGGGTAGATTAATCTCTATCCCCTATTTTAGGATTACCTTACAATAAAAACATATTTATTACTGTGATTAGACTAAACTATAGTTCAAGCGGAGAGGAAACAAATGCCTTATGGGTCAATAGAATCGTAAGTGCATCTGAGGTTTTATACAGTTTAACTAGTAGTTATGACCAATCTACATGGGAAGTATCAGGTAGCATTATATCTAACAAAACCCAAGGTGGAGATGGATGGTTATTAGTAGAATCTAGTAAAAATTTAGTACCTACAGCTTCAGGACAATGGTTTGCAGATATATCTCCTTATTTAAATTTGTATGCTCCTGCAATTTGGGATGAAACACCTTTAATATGGCAGGATAACAATGCCTCACCTATTTCTAAACTTGATTACATATGGAATATCTTCCAAGGTTATTTAACACGTAAAGGAGATGGTGGATTCATTGACACAGAACGAGTGTGGGTATCAGGATCAAATGATCCTACCATAAATGATTATGTATCCCCAAATGAGAATGGTACATTTAACACATATCAATACTAATGGAAAATACAAAATTTAACTTCTCGTCAATTAAAAAGGAAAAAATGTCCGTGAATAACGGATTTGATAGAGAATCTAACCCATATAGGGAATCACATCCCGATATGCCTAAGTATATGAAATTTGGAGCTGATAATCAGTATCCAGAATATTTAATTTCATTATACAACCAATCTTCAACTCATGCCTCATGTGTAAATGCAATTGTTCAAGCAGTTACAGGTGAAGGATTAATAACAGAGGATGAAGACATACTAAAAGTTGCTAACAGAGAGGGAGAATCATGGAACGATATCTTCGCCAAAGTAGCTTTAGATTATAAATTATTCGGTGGATATGCTTTAGAGATTATTTACTCTAGAGATAGAAGCAAAATTGCAGAAATCTATCACGTTGACTTTAGTCACGTTCGAGCAATGGAAAAAAACGATAGAAACAAAATACCAGGATTTTATATTTCTTCAGAATGGAAACCCATTTGGAATTATAATATAGAACAAGACGATAAAGAATTACCTCGATTACCAGCTTTCAATTTACAGAAACGTAATGAGGAACCAAAACAATTATTATACCATAATCCTTATAGACCAGGTCAACAATACTACCCATTACCAGATTACGTAGCAGGAAGTAAAGTTATTGATTTAGATCAGGAGGTAGATAATTTTCATATATCAAATATCCGTAATGGTTTAGCACCATCACTTGCAATTACAACATTTACAAATGCTAATGATGAGGAAAGACAAGCTATAGAAAATATGTTACGCTTACAATACGAAGGTACTAGTAATGCAGGAAATATGCTTTATATGGACGTTGCAGATCCAACGTTAAAACCAGATATAACCCCAATTCCACAGAATGGGGCCGACGATTATTATACCACGTTAAATGACGTTGTTTCACAGAAAATTTTAACGAGTCATCGTATAACAAGTCCAGCACTTTTAGGAATTAAAGAAAACACTGGATTAGGTAATAACGCAGACGAGCTTGAGACGGCTTATAGATTATTCTTAAACACAGTTGTATTACCATTTCAACAAAGCATATTAGATGGGCTTGAAGGTTTATTAGAAGTAAATTACGGACCATTAACATTAGGTGTAATACAGAAAAACCCATTATTTGAATATGATGATGCGGAAGAAGCAGAAGTAGTAACTTCTCAAGAAGCTAATATAGATGATGAAGCAGTATTAGATGATAAAATAGAAGATGGATCACCTTTAACAGCATAAAGATATGACAACAACACTTTTAATAAGCGAAGCTAAAGTAAGAGCATTTAGCGATGTAAACGAATCAGTTGATGACTCGTTAATGGTTAATGCCATTAGAGAAGCTCAAGATATAGTTATACAACCAATTATTGGTACTAAACTATACAATGTTATCATAGATAAAATCGATAACAGTTCAGTTAGTGGTTCATATCAAACACTTTTAAATGATTATATTCAACCAGCATTAATTTATGCTTCATTATATAACATAACGGAAAATGTTTACGTAAGAACACGTAATAACGGATTGTTAATCCCTACAGGAGGAGAAAATAGTCAAAACGTTGATAAAACAATGTATGATACTAAACGTCAATCTATATTTAACAAACAACAATTTTATTCAGATACATTATCAAGATATTTAAGCGAAAAATTTAATTTGTTCCCTGAATTAGGACAAAATACCGAACTATATCAATTTATACCTGATTATGCATCACAATATCGTTCACCGATTGTAATGCAGCGAAATACAAGAGCAGTTTATTTAAACTTAGCTCAGAAAGCAGGATTACCAATTGTTAACTCAGCGTATCCAAGTTATCCACCTCCAGGAAATAATAAAAATATAATATAATATGGCACAAGATTTATCAGGCTTATACATTAGCCAATCATTTCAAAACTTAGTACAAAGAAGCGCTAGTGGTGCTTTTAACGTACTTGCAACAGCTACAGGTACGGAATTCGTACCCGTATCAGCAAGTTATGCTATATCAGCATCTAACGCAGTAAACGCAGATAACGTTATAAGTTCAAGTTATGCCGTATCATCGTCACACGCAGTAAATGCCGACGTTGCTATTAGTTCATCGCACGCTGTGAATTCAGATAGTGCTATTAGTTCATCTCACGCATTAAACGCAGATAACGCAGTAAGTTCATCATATGCTTTAACAG